AGTAAGTGGCAATCCGTTTGCAGTACCGGTAAAGTCACCTGTTGGACTAAGTTTTCTATTTGTTGTTATTTCGGTTTTGCTTGTGTAGTTGTCAGCGATATATTTTACATTGCTTGCTTGCATATCGGTAGTTGGTGTTGGAATAATAGGACTAGAGGTAAAGGTTTTTACTCCGTCTAGTGTTTGGTCGCCTGTTTTCTTTAAGTTTTCTGCGTTTATTAAGTCGATTTCCGTTGTTAAGGTATTATTTATATATGTTTTTATATCTACTACACCTTGGTCGTATCTTGCTTGTAGTTGTGGACCAGTTAATGGCGATATACCACCAATGTCATTAGGCTCTAAGGCTAATTTTTGATGATAAGCAACATCTGTTAATAATTTAGTTGTAGGCATTTGCTACCTCCTTTATATTCGACCGCCAAGACGTGCAGGCAGTGTTATACTTAATATTGTTGCAGTTTCTCTATCACTTGAATTTTCTAATACTATTTTTATATAAACAAATCTGTTAGCTTGTATATCAATCTTTTTAGGTTGCGGATTGTATGAAGTATTGTAACTCCAATGTGCATAATCAACGTGTTCGTAAGTCGCTAAATTATAATAAATTGATTGAGTTTCAATTAATCCCTCATTATCGGTTATTATTGACACATCAACTCTACTCCTAAGTTCGGGATATAACCCTATATATTCATTGTTCATGAATTTAGTAAGCCATTCTTCGCCAAATGCGTTAAATCCCATTTCCCATCTAGTTATATAAGCCACACCATTATGAGTTACTAAAGTTTTATCAAATTTATTAATCATGCCATTAGCACCAAAATAAAGTACATCATTAACCTCTATAAAGCACGTTGCGGTTATATCATCAAAGAGGTACCATGTGTTGTTGAAGTAGTTGTAAACCCACACTACACTATCTATATTAATCCATAATTCACCTTGTTTTTGTCTGTTGAAGGTTATTGCTTTGCTTAGGTCTACATTATTGAGGGAATCTTGTACCCTTGCACTTATAATGTCATTATTAGTTTGGTCACGAACTGTTGAAGCATCCCATTGATATATACCTTTATACATTGTAACCGCACTATTTTTAATTATTTGGCATTGACCAAAAGCCGAATTACCAACACTATCATTTAGTTCAGGTGCAGGGAAGTTTACTATTCCATTTGTGAACTCGTAATATGAATAGTGAGCACCGTTTTCTAAAAATATCTTTTGTCTATCATATTGTTTTACTATGTCAGTAATGGCATATTGTCCATTGCCTACATTGTCTTGACTTGTAGCAGTAAAGTATTCAGCACTTGGCACACCATTAGCTAACTCTGACCAATATCTTGTATTCTTGTGATTAACATTACCCCATAAGAAAACCCTTGAATCAGTTTGACCACTATAGTCCATACTAAATCTGCAATTTTCTATGAATGCTCTTTCTCCTGTGCCTTTAGTCCATCCAATGTCAATATCATCATCTACACCACACGTAGGCTTTACAACTACCATTGTTACATCGCCAGTAACTAAGTCTTGCGTATAGTCGGTTCCTAGTGCTAGCGGTGCGCCTAGATACTTAACAAAGTCTATTGATGTTAAATTTTGTTCGGGTAATATATATTTTGTGGCGGTTCCATCCGACCTACGAGTTATATGTTTAGAACCGTTTAAAAGGTTTATACCCTCAAAAGATACGTTATTAACTCCGCTAGGAGAACCACCGATACCAACTAAAGGTCTATGCCCTGCTACTACTTGAAATGTTGTACCATCATATGACTTATACTCTGTACCATTATTAAGATAAACCTTATTGCCAAAAGGGATAAACCTTGTTGGTGCATCCGTTAAGGTACCTATGTCTACCTTTGTGCCATCTACTAGGTTGCCTTTCCATAAGTGACCGTTATTACAAAATAAAAACATATCTACACCATTTAATCGACCGTACCACATTCCGCGTACGTTACCGACTAAACTTGTAAATATGCTTTTATATCCTTCTACTTTTTTTAATTTGTAATTTTGGGTAACTCTCCAATTTACGCATTTTACTGCCTCGCCTAGCTGCATACCAACTTCGCCATCCGGAGAATCATTTTGTCCTAGAAACCTATCTATTTTTATAGGAGGGATTGATTTTGGTATATTTATTCGTGCCATGTTATACACCACCTAAAGAATATACATCTATGATATTGCTTATTACTGCCGGTTGTTTAATGTTGCTTTCTAGTTTCAACTCTACAAATCTCTGATTGAAGAAACTTGCGGTACTTGGATCCTCGGTCAATAATAAATGTGAAGCTAAATAATAAGCACCACACATTGCGGTTATATCGTCAACTTGCAATGTCTGTGCTAGGTCTGTAATAGCAATAGGTACTGGCTTATATATTGCTCTATAATTACCCTCAAAGTAATAGTTAATGTAAAGGTCTTTTCTACCTTCCCATTTGTATGCTGAATCCTTGGCATATTGTCTATCGGGATATTCACTTACTATCATATCTAAACTTTTAAAATCACTTGGCATAGCCTTTTTTATCCATGGCCTGTAATCAGGTATCTTATCCGCTTGGAATGAATAACTAAACAATGCACGATTAATTGTTTTATAGTAGTAGGAACCGCTAAACCTCATTCTAGACTTAGTTGAACCACTTGTAGGTGTAATTAGTCCTTTATACTTTGTAAGGCTTGTAACAGTGTTTGGAACGCTTATAGTGGCTAGTATATTCCATTGTGTTGTAAAGTCCTCTATATATACTGTGGCTTCACTATCTACCTCAAAGTAATAGGCTTTACATTGTCCATTTGCTTCATATGTTAGGTCTGTTCCAGTGAACTCCGTCATGTTGAAGTTTGAAAGTAATCCTAACATATTTGGAATAGGTTTATTGTCAAATTCAAAGGTTGCGTATAGGTCGCCTGTCTTGGCTAATTCTGCTTGGAACATTGTTAGGATATTAGGTGTACGAACTCTGTATCGACTTGTTTTTGTCGCATCCAGTGAACCTGTAGGACTTCTTTTATCCATGAGGTCGCATGCTTTTTCGAATAATTGTAATGCGGTTATCATTCTATCAACTCCTTTCTAAAAAATAAAACACCCTTGTGAGAGTGTTAAAAAGGGTATTTTGTATTGAGTTGGTCTGCGGTTAAGTTTGTGAAATCTGTTTCTATTAATGAACTCGTTGGTAATTCAAATATTCTTATGTCTTTAAAATTAATATAACCACCATCTAAATTAGAAGCAGAGCATGCAAGCCTAAAAGTATTAGTAACAATAGGATTAATTGTTGTAAAAATAGCTTTATTGTTACTAATTGCTTTCGGTATAATCATCATAGTAGATTGTATTGAACCAATAGCAGGCAAGATAAGGTCACTTGATAATGTTGTTTCCGTTACGTTGTACAACAATCCATATTTAGTATTTGATTTGCAATTCGTAGAAAATATAGACATATCTGTAGAACCTTGTGCCACTAAATGTACTCCGTTTATCCCTTTTGTACTTCCAACCCCTTCAATTGTCCATTCTGCCCATGTGGTAGGATTGTATGCTACCACATTTCGTGGTCTATACTTCCTATTATTATTCTTTTTAAGTTCCAACCCTAAACCTAACATTTTCTCACCTACTTATATAAAATTACTTTTCCTGTTGCTAGAGTAATGGCGGTAAACTTACCATATATAACTGTTCCTGCGGTAAGTGTTCCAAAATCAGCACCAGTTGAAGCGGTTACTATTCCATTTTTAGTAATGTCACTTGTAAGAGTTGTAAATGTGCAATCTGTTATAACTTGTATTGTTCTAAATGCACCAGTTATTGCAGTTGTGTCAGTTACTAATACAGAACCCTTTTGACCCATAGAGGTCAATATTACATCACTTGCTTGTTGTTCTAATAAACTCATTTCGCATCTCCTTTAGGTTTATTTTATCCCAATCCTTCTTCATACCAATTAAAATTAAATCCTATTGTATTTGAAGCACTTGAACCATTTATACATACTAATCTATATACTGTGTTTTGTTTTAAAACTATTTCATCCGTACCGATTGAAGTATTTCCACTCCTTGCTTGACCTACTCCTGTTGTACCGGGAAGGAATGCACCTAATCCATTTATTAAAGTACCATTTACAGTAAAGGTTGTTCCCACTCTAAGTTCGCTAAGAGATACGTTAGTGCTTATTCTATTCCTATTACTTGCTACTAACGCAGTGCCTGCTACATTGATTGTTGCATCTCCGTATAATTCTAAATTTACATTATCACCGCTTGGAAAAATGCCTGCTGGTCTATAGTGTACATAACCAGTTGAAGGAGTTTTAAAAGAGAATAAAAGTGTTGCTCCTGCTGTAATAGTAGATTTATTAAATGCACTAAATGAAAGTCCTGCGTGTATATTAGCATGTTCAATGGATATACTTTTAATAGCCTTTGTGAATTTCTCTGTCCAATAACCTATTAAAGCATTCTGCAACATAATTATTTCACCTTCTTATGTTCTTTTTTGTAATGTGCCATTAACTCACCCTTGTTTTCTGTTTCAAAATCACATTCTTTGCATTGAAATCTATCAGGTTCGACCTGTTTGTTTTCATATTTAGGAAGTTCTTTTTTAATCTTCTCTTTAACTTCTTTCTTAACTTCAAAGTTCTGTTTTAAAACTCTAATCATAAGGTCAACTTCTGTTTTATATTCGCCATTTTCATCAAATGTAAAACCTTTTAAGCCTGTTACTCTTTTAACTATTGGATTATTTATCTTTACATATAGCATTGGTTCTCCTAAAAATATCATATATATTCCTCCTTATAAAGAAATAAAGGGATGATTTCTCACCCCTCAATTATTATTGTAATTCTATTGCAAACATTGAAGCTGCGTGATTAGTAAGTAATGCAGTACCAGCTGCGGGAGTTAAAGTAATTAATACTGTTCCTGCTGCACTCATATACTTACCTGTTTCAATCTGAATTATTTCAGTTGCGGTTGCTGCGATTGTACCTGTTTTAGCTGCTCCACCGAATACTCCTGTGCCTGCTGCTATTGAATAAGCTAATACACCAGTTGTATTTTTAAATCCTAATACTATTCTGTTATCTTTGCCTGTAGGTGTATAAGTGAATACCTCTGCTTCATTAACTGTTGCGATTGCTGATGCGTTGAATGTTAATGCTTGGTCTGCGTTTAAAGCTACGATACGACTATTAGTTATTGCTACTGCCATTAATATCATTCCTTTCGTTTAAGGGGCATATGCCCCATTTATTTATATTCCTAGATTGCAGTTTCTGCTGCATAGCTAAACACTGCTTTTGCTAGTTCTTTGGCCTTTATTAATTTGTAACCATAAATTATTCCACCATCTACACCAGTTGCTCTAGTGTTTTGAAGTTCAATGTTTCTAGTTTTAAGCATGTGGTCTGCGTAGCCGATTGCTTGATAAGTACCAGCTAAAATAGTTGTTACTGGGAGTGCTGCGGTACCACTGTTATACACTGTATTAGTTACATACATGTCAAATCCTAAGTCTTTAGTCCATTGCATACCGCCTTTACCGTTGATACCTTCATTGATGCTGAAAGCAACACCAGCCAATTTAAGTTTAATTTGCATCCATGGAGGTATAACCATAAACATATTATCTTCTGTTACGTTTTGGTCATATAACTGTTGTGCTAGTAGAGAAACTTGGCTTAATACGTTAGCACTTGTAATGTTTGCAGTTAGTGGAGTTCCTGCGTTAGCTTCTGATCCTACATTTTGAAAGAAGTCTTTTTCCATATTGTCTTTAAGGTTATAAGCTGCTCTGCTTGATTGAGAACCCTTAGTATCAAGATTAGTCATTAAAGCATCTGCATCTTCTACCTTAAATGCGAATGTCTTAGTTTTATCTATAAGCATTGCAATTTGACTATCTTTTAATGCTTCATGTGTGATTGTTCCTGTGTAGTCTGTAATAGTTGGATCACCTAAATCAGTAAAGTAGACTGTATCACCAAATTCTTTTATAGGTGCCTTAATTTTTGCAGTACAAATCTTTTTCATTATCAAGTTATCTTCTAACGTTCTATAAACACTAGCGTCATATAATTCAGGTATAAAGCCTCTTGTTACGTTATTTGCATTCATTTATATTACTTCCTTTCGTTACCACTTTACGCGGCTTTCTTGTATTTTTGATAGATTGTTCATAACCCATCTTTGATTACCTTTATTAGCCTCGAATGTATCTGAACTAATAAACCCTGTTGCACCAATCCCGTTACCTGTTAAACTTCCAGTTGAGGAATTAGCATTATTTGTATTGACTTCACTGGCTTTTAATTTACTTTCATACTCTGCAATTTTAGCTTTAAGAGTTGCATTTTCTTGATAAGCAGCATAGGCAGTCTTTAGTGGCATACCATCATTGAAAGCGTTCCAAACATCTTGTGATATATCTTCGCCTTTAACATCAGGGTACGATGTAGCGAATTCTGAATATTGTTTGTTAGTATACTCTGCCTTTGCATTTGCTTCTTTCTCTGCTATTCTCTCCGCCCTATCCTTTTTACTTTGAATAAGTTCTTCAAGTAGTTCTTCCGGTACTCCCTTAGCTTCATATTCTTCTCTTATGGCCTGCTCTTTTTCTTGTTCCTCTTGTGCTTGTATAGCGTTATCGTAGTCGGCTTTAGAATGAATATTATGGCTTTCTCCATATAATCGGCTATACTCTGCATCTATTGCCTTTTGCGATTCTGTTGCAATCTTTGCTTCATACTCGCGACGTATATTAGCATAGTTTGCGTTTTCTTCTTTTGATTGAACTTGCTTTTCGTCTACTTGTGGGGTTGTGATCTCTCCACCATCCGCATTTACGGTCTGTTCAGTAGTTTCACTGGCTTGTTCATTTATAACAGGTTCAGCGACCTCCTGTGTTTCTACGCTTGTATTTTCTTGATTTTCCATATAATAGTCCTTTCAATTCAAGCTTTTTACGCTAACTCAAGCGAATTTAAAAACAAATAGGATAAGAATAGTTTAATGACATTGCGGTCAATGCTCGCCCATATTCATGGCATAAGAAAAGCACCTACATTCAAGTAAGTGCTATTTAAGTGTTTCTAGTTCCTTACTACAATGTAAAATCATTTGTGATAACATTACGATCGTTTCATATCTACAACTTATCAATGCTTCTTTCTGTGCTTTTTCTAATACTTCTATTTGTTCTATTAGTTTACTTTTCATTATTTGCCCTCTTTCATTGAGTTGTTAATTTCATTTTGCATTAACTTTTGGATAGTTGATTCCTGTTCTTCTGTAGTTGATAAAGACATTATTTTCTGTTGAAGTTCTTTTGGTTGTTGTTCAAGCCACTTAGACATTTGTTCCCATTGTGCTTCTTTCTGCATCTGCTCGCCCTGTGCTTGTTCTTGCTCTTGTTGCCCTTGCATTTGTGCCTGTTGTTCTTGTTGACCTTGCATAGCTTGTTGTTGTTCCATTTGTTGCTCTTGCATTAACTGTTGTTGTTCCATCATAGCCTTAGCATCTGCTATAAGTCCTTGGCAATCAGGTATTATATTCATTTTCTGAATACGTTCGAAGTATTGTAGTGGTGTAATAACCTTTTCGCTCAATAATCTGTCTAGTGATTGAATACTCAA